AAAAACGTCAGGATCCCAAAACACTAAATAATAGCGAGGTTAATTTATGGAACCTACAAAAATTGTTGATATGATTATGAAGGATCAACTTGCTGATGCTTCTGATGCCGTGAAAGATATGATTATGAACAAGGCAGCGCAAATCTTAACTCTTGAAAAAGAGAAGGTTGGTGCAAACATGTTCAATCATTTAAACGAACCCGAAGAAACCGAAACCGAAAATGAAACTGATCACGGAACAGATTGAAGCTGTAGAATTCCTTGTCGAAGATAATGGTTCTAAAAAGAATCATTTCATCGAAGGGGTTTTTCTCCAAGCAGATATTAAAAATAGAAATGGTCGTGTGTATGAGATGAACGTTCTTGAAAAAGAAGTTGGTCGTTACACTGAGTCATACATTTCTAAGGATCGTGCTCTTGGTGAACTCGGTCATCCCGAAGGACCTACCGTTAATTTAGATCGCGTGTCTCATAAAATTGTATCACTCCAAAAGGAGGGTAGTAATTTTATTGGCAAAGCAAAAATTCTTGATACCCCTATGGGCAAGATTGCTAAGAATCTAATTGATGAAGGGGTAAAGTTGGGGGTTTCTTCGCGTGGTGTTGGATCAATTTCTGAAAGAAATGGTGCATCATATGTTCGTGATGACTTCATGCTCGCAACTGCTGCTGATATTGTAGCAGATCCTTCTGCACCTGATGCTTTTGTTGAAGGTATTATGGAAGGAAAAGAATGGGTATGGAACAATGGCATTCTTACAGAACGTCATATTAG